TAATAAAGTAGTAGTATAGTAGATGAATATACTAATTTATTTTGTATGCCAACAGAAAGAGCAATCGACAAGCTGAAAAAAGCATTTAGCATAGCTAACAAAAGTAGCTACCCAATTTACAAAGACGGAGAACTAATTGTAAAAGTATATTGGACACCTTTAACTATTGCAGATAGAGATGCCATAAATGCTACTTTAATAAGAACAAACAAGGGTCAGGAAGAAGGAAGTTTAGACTTTGCTCTCCAGGTAATAATTAATAAAGCTGAAGATGAAAATGGTCAAAAATTATTTATTGAAGCTGACAAACCTAGTTTAAGAAGAGAAATACCACTAGCAGTTTTGTTAGAACTTATGACTAAAATGCAGGAAGTGAGCGAGGAGGCAACTCCCGATGCCGTAAAAAGCACAACTTGATAAAGATAATTATCTATACTTACAATTTTTTGTTGCAGAAACTTTAGGGATTACTTTAGGTCATTTACAAAAAAACATGACTGTAGAGGAACTCTATGCTTGGAACGCATATTTTAGGTTGAAAGGAGAAAGAGAAGAAAAAGCGTATGAAGATATGAAAAAGAAAGCTCAATATCGTAAGGTACGCTAAACTAAATGTAATGTTTTATCGAGATTAGTGGCCTCTAATTACGAAGTTAATATAAAACTGAATACCAGGACTATCAATAAACAGTTAGGTAATCTTGAGAAGCGTATATCTAAAATAAATAAATTAGCTCAAGGTGGAAGAGCAAGTAGAACAGTATTACAGAATGAAAAGAACAAGATTAATTTAGCAACAAAACGATTACAGATAGAAAATAGAAATTTAAGAACTAAACAAAGACAATTACAGGTAGACAGACAGCAATTAAAAGTAGAACAGCAAACTGCTGCTGCTGTAGAAAGACAAAGCAGGGTAATTAAGAAAGCAGGAGTTAGACCAACTTCAAAAATACCTTTAGGACCAAGTTCTCCATTAAATTTTAGTCCTACTGGGCAAATGCTTCCTGGACCTGGAAGAACAGGGCAGGGTTTTGGAAGTCGTCTTGCTGGTGCTGGTACTAGTGCAGTTATTTCTGGTGCTTTCCCTCTGTTATTTGGACAAGGACCATTAATTGGTGCTGCTGGTGCATTAGGTGGTGGACTAGGCGGTTTAGCCTTTGGTCAGATGGGAGGTTTTGCAGGAGGTTTAGCAGCTACCGCTGTTGCAGCACCAATACAACAACTTGGTATAGAAGCAGCAAAATTAGGTCAGGCACTCGATCCAGCAACTAAAAATGTAGAAGCACTTACCGCAGCATTGGGAGTAACTGGAACTGAATTTGAAAAACAAATTGCACTACTTACAAAATTAGGAGATGAGGAAGCGGCATTTGAAGCAGCAAGACAAAAAATGATAAATTTAATCGGACAAAGTGGAGTAGACAATATGACTAAATTTGGTCAGGAGATGACAGAGTTAGGAAACAACTTTACAAAAGTAATGACATTGATGAAAAACTCTATGGCTAACTTCATACAAAATTCTGGTATCTTAAAACTTATTAGTGCTGCTGTAGAAAGAAACGTATTATTAGGTCAAGCAGAGGCATCGGGACAAAATTTAGCTACACCAGAAGGTGCAAAAATAAAAGATCTAATAGCAAAGAGAGAATCCCTATCACCTTTAGTGAGTGATAAAGAAAGAGGAGGTCGTATTGACGAAGTACTATCAGAGATATTAGGTAGAGATAAAGGTAAGGGATTATTTGGTGCGTTTAATATTCAAGATTTAGCAGAGGCAAGGGAGTTGTTAAACGATCAAATAGTGGCTCAACAAACAATAATAAACCAAAAAGATGCAGAGTTAGAAGCTGAAGCAATGATTGAAAAGATACAAAAATCCAGAGTAAAGAATTTAGATAAAGAGATAGAAATGCTGGAGCGTAGTTTTACTATGACCTCTGAGGAATTTGAAATAGAAAAACAAATTGCTGAAATGAAGGAAGAGGGAGAGATAAAAGATGAAGATGAAATAAGAAGAAAACTACAAAAAATACAACTATTACAAAAAGAAAGAGAATTAGCAGAACAGACAGCAGCAGCATTTGAAAGAATGTCTCAGACAATAGCAACTGACATATCACAGGGAATACAAGGAATGATTCGTGGTACTTCTACATTGAACGATATGTTGAACAACGTATTGAACAAACTGATAGATGCAGCGTTTAACATGGCATTTTTTGGTAATCCACAGGGAACGCTAGGAGGTGGTGGACTCTTTGGTTCGATACTCGGTGGACTTGGAGGTTTGTTTGGTGGCGGTGGGGGTGGAACAACTGACGTTTTTGCAGGTTTTAATCGAGGACCAGCAGGTGGAGTTACTATGGATAGTTTTGCTAATGGTGGTAGACCTTCTGTTGGCAGACCTTCTATAGTAGGAGAAAGAGGTCCAGAACTTTTTGTTCCTAATCGTGCAGGAACTATAATTCCAAACCATGCACTTGGCGGTTCAACAAATGTTGTTGTAAATGTAGATGCTTCGGGATCTAATGTAGAAGGAGATGAAGAAGAGGGAAGGCAGTTAGGTTTTGCATTGTCAGCAGCGATAGAATCAGAATTAATTAAGCAAAAACGACCTGGAGGTTTACTTGCATAATGGCTACATTTCCATCAATTACACCCACTTATGGGCAACAAAAGAAATCAAGACCAAATACTAGAACAGTTCGTTTTGCTGATGGCTATGAGCATAGACTATTATTTGGACTTGCTGCACATCAAAATCCAAAAGTTTATAATTTTACTTTTGAAGTATCGGAAACAGATGCAGATACGATAGAAGGATTTTTAGACAGTAGAGCAAATGATAGTGCCAGCTTTACTTTTACTCCACCAGGAGAAGGATTTACCAAAACAGGAACTTACTCTCAGTCAGGAACTACAGTAACAATCACTATTTCAAGTCATGGTGTAGCCGTGGGAGATGAACTTACTATTGATTACACCTCTGGATCGGCAACTGATGGTACATTTATTGTTGCTTCGGTTACGGATTCAAATGTATTTACTGTAACTGCTGCTGCCAGTGCTACCAATAGTGGTAATGTTTCGATTACTTTATCGGGTGCTGGACAGTATGTTTGCGAAAACTGGTCAAAATCTATACCATATAACAATAGAGCCACGATCCAAACAACATTTAGAGAGGTGTTTGAACCATGAGTAGTGCTGCTATCGTTAGCAATCTTCAAAATATAAACCCGTCATCAGTAATAGAATTATTTACACTAGCCTTAGACAATAGTTTGCATGGAGCAACCACAGTCTACAGATTTCATGCTGGTTCTTCTTTGAAAGATAATGGAGAGATAGTTTGGGCTGGCAATAGTTACCAAAGATTTCCCGTAAAAGCAGAGGGTTTTGCATTTCAAAAAGGACAACTACCAAGACCCACATTAACTGTCAGTAATGCTCTTGGAACTATCACTGCAATACTGGCTGCTGTAAATGCTGTAACTACTGGAAATGACCTTACTGGTGCAACTGTTACTCGTATTAGAACTCTTGCCAGGTTCATAGATGCGGTAAACTTTCCTGGAGACATAAATCCTTACGGCACACCAGATTCTACAGCAGAATTTCCTCAAGAAATTTACAAAATAGACAGAAAATCAGCAGAAAATAGAGAAGCAGTGCAGTTTGAATTAGCTGCTGTATTTGATCTTGCTGGTATTCGTGCTCCACAAAGACAATGCACTAGAGCCGAGTTTCCTTCTATCGGTACTATTCAAACATGAATTGGAAAGAAGCTGCACTTAATCACGCTGAAGTTGAAGATCCTAAAGAATCTGTTGGTCTTTTACTAAATATCAGAGGTAAGGAGAGATATTATCCTTGCCGTAACTTATCTATGACAGCACATCAATGTTTTATCCTAGATCCAGAAGATTATGTAAAAGCAGATAGTTTAGGAGATATAGTTGCTGTTATTCATAGTCACCCAACAACTCCAGCTATAGCTAGTCAGGCAGATAAAGTTGCATGTGAACAAAGTAAATTACCTTGGCATATTGTTAATCCAAAAACAAAACAATGGGGGTATTACGAGCCACAAGGATATGAAGCACCTTTATTGGGTCGTCAATGGGTATGGGGTATTACAGACTGTTGGAGTTTAGTAAGAGATTACTATAAACAGGAAAGAGGTATAGAGTTAAAAGATTATGAAAGACCAATTACTCCAGAAGAGTTTACGAAAGATCCCTTGTTTGAAAGTTATGCTTGGCGAACAGGATTTAGGGAATTAAGACCAGATGAGAAGCTACAACCTGGAGATGTTTTATTGATGAGTATTTTGGACTCAACTTTAAATCATGTAGCTATTTTTCTTGGAGATGATGTATTACATCATTTAACCGATAGACTATCTTGTAGAGAACCATATTCTCCTTGGTTACTAAAATGTACAGGAAAGAGGTATCGCTATGCTTCGTAAAATAAAACTATACGGAGAGCTTGCAGAATTTGTAGGGCACAAAGAATTTGAAGTAAAAGCTGATACGCTAAAAAGTGCCGTTAGTTTTCTTATAAATAATTTTGAAGGGATAGAAAAGTACATGAGTCCTAAATATTACCAAGTAAAAGTAGGTAACTATGCAATAGGAGAAGATGAACTAACATATCCCATAGGAAAAAAAGAAGATATACATTTTATTCCTGTTATCACTGGTGCTGGTAGAGGCTTTGGAAAGATTTTACTAGGTGCAGCTTTAATAGGTGTTGCAATATTATCTCCAGGTGCAGGATTTGGAGCAGGAGGAGGTTTTGGTTTTGCTGGAGCAGGAGCCATGGCAGGAAAATTTAGTTTTGCTGCGATGTTAGGAAATATTGGTATAGGTCTAGTGCTTACGGGTGTATCTGAAATGTTAACTCCACTACCCAAAAGACCAGAGTTCAGTTCTGAGGAAGATCCCAGGCTATCATTTAGTTTTAGTGGAACGCAGCAGACGGGAAGGGCTGGAACTCCTGTTCCTCTGGTTTACGGAGAAATATTTACTGGTAGTGTTGTAATAAGTGGTGGTATTGATACTGAACAGGTACAAGCATGATTGAAGAAAAATACCCAATTAAAGGCTCTGGTGGTGGTGGAGGTAATCCACCTCCATCTCCTCCGCAACCAACTAGAGAACCTGATACTCTTCACAGTAGACAATTTGCTACTTTTCTTGATCTTGTTTCAGAAGGAGAGATAGAAGGTTTTGCAACAGCATCAAAGGAAGGCAGAACAAAAGGTACGACTGCATATAATAATGCTGCATTAAAAGATGTTTTTTTGAATGACACTCCAGTATTAAGAGCTTCAGCAGATTCTACAGATCCACAGACTACAGACTTTAATTTTCAAGATGTAAAGTTTACTCCCCGTTTTGGTACAGGCAGTCAAACAAAGATACCTGGAATTGAAAGCAGTGTATCAACTACAAGTGTTGGAGTTACAGTTACCGCAAGTACTCCTGTTACTCGTCAGATAACAAATACAAATGTTGATGCTGTAAGAGTATCTATTACTTTTCCTCAATTACAAAGAGCTACCAATGAGGGAGATTTGCTTGGTGCTACTGTTGAATTTAAAATATCTGTTCAATATAATTCTGGTGGTTTTACAGATGTAATTACGCCTACTAATGGAGGCACAGTAACAGGTAGAAGTGGTGATGCTTACCAAAAAGATTTTCGTGTAAATATTACTGGTGCATTTCCTGTGGATATAAGAGTTAGTAGAGTTACCGCAGATGCTACAGAAACTAATTTACAAGATACTTTTCAATGGACAAGTTTTGGAGAAATTATTGATGATGCTTCTACTTATTTAAATAGTGCATACAGTTCAATAAGACTAGACTCTATGCAGTTTAGTTCTATTCCCAGACGTAAATTTAGAATTAGAGGAATAAAAGTAAGGATTCCAGGTGCAGGTGCGTCTAGTTCTGGTACTCCAAGTATTGACTCCAATACTGGCCGTATTATTTATCCTGACGGCTATATTTTTAATGGAGTTATGGGTGCTGCTGTATGGACTTCGTGTCCAGCAATGATTTTGCTTGATATTCTTACAAACAGCAGATACGGATTTGGAGCACACATAACAGATAGTTCTTTAGATTTATTTAGTTTTGTAAATGCTAGTAAATTTGCTAATACTCTTGTAGATGATGGTGCTGGAGGGCAGGAAGCTAGATTTAGTTGCAACGTAAATATTCAAAGTACTTCAGAAGCTTTTGATTTGATTAACGAGTTGGCTGGTGTGATGAGATGTATGCCAATATGGTCTGCTGGTTCAGTAACTATTACACAAGATAAACCAACAGATCCAAGTTATTTATTTAATCTAGCTAACGTAGGAGAAGGTGGATTCAGTTATGCAGGAAGTAGCTTAAAAACCAGGCATAGTGTTGTATCTGTCTCTTACTTCAACATGGACAGTCAGGAAGTAGATTTTGAGGTCGTAGAAGATGCCACAATAAAATCTAAAATAGGTACTGTAGTTAAACAAGTAAAAGCATTTGCGTGTACTTCTCGTAATCAAGCAAGAAGATTAGGTCGGTCAATACTCTTCGCTGAAAATAATGAATCTGAGGTCTGTACTTTTACAACATCAATAGATTCTGGAGTAGTGGTTAGACCTGGTGCGGTTATTGAAATTAACGATCCAGTAAGAGCAGGAGTAAGAAGAGGAGGGCGTATTAAAACAGGAGTATCAACAACTGAAATAGTAATTGACGACTTTAGAAATACAGATCGAGACCATAGTAATGGAGGAACACTATCTGTAATTTTGTCAGACGGAACTTTGGAAACTAGAACTATAAATAATATAGTCAACGATACGATTCATGTAACCTCTGCATTTAGTTCAGTCCCACAAGCAAACAGTGTTTGGTTGATACAGAATACATCAATACAGGCTCAGTTATTTAGAGTCATAGCAGTTGAAGAGCAAGACGGGATAAATTATGCAATTACAGCGTTATCTTATGTTGAAGGAAAATATGCATTTATTGAAGATGGATCAGCATTACCTACTCGTAATACATCAAATCTTACTGAACTAAAAGATCCTCCTGGTGGTCTTGCTGCTACTGAACAGATATTTCCTATTAACAACCAAGCTGTATCAAAAGTTGTTATTAGTTGGCAGCCTATTGTTGGTGTAACGCAGTATCAAGTCAACTATAGATTTGGTAATGATAACTTTATAAGTGAAAAGGTATCAAGACCTGATTTTGAAATAATGAATAGTAGAAAAGGAACTTATACGATCCAAGTGTTCTCGTACAATGTTTTAGATCAGCTATCAGCAACTTCAACTAATCTTACGTTTGAGGCTCTTGGTAAAACTGCTGTGCCTCAAGATGTTACAGGGTTACTTGTTGAACCAGTTTCAGATCAGTTTATACGATTACGTTTTGATAAGGCTACAGATATTGATGTTACACATGGTGGAAACGTGGTTGTTCGACACAGTAACCTTACAGATGGAACGGGTACTTTTACTAATTCTGTTGATATTATCCCTGCTCTGCCAGGTAACGTATCAGAAACATTGGTTCCTGCTGTAGATGGAGAATATATCCTTAAATTCCGCGATGACGGTGGTAGACTAAGTTCTGGAGAAACTTCTGTTGTTGTAACAACTCCTGATCCTCAACCAAAACTAGCTGTTTTTGTTGATAGAGAAGATACTGACTCTCCTCCTTTTGCTGGTACAAAAGTAGATTGCTTCTTTTCTGATGACGTTAATGGTCTTGTTCTTGGATCATTAGTAACATTAGATTCTGAATCAGATTTTGATGCCATTGCCGATTTTGATTTTCTTGGTGCGGTTGATATTACTGGTGGTTCCTATGAATTTGCAAATACTTTAGATTTAGGCAGTAAACAACCTGTACGTTTGAAAAGGCATTTTGTTACGCAAGGTTTTTATCCTAATGATTTAATAGATAAAAGATCAGGAAATATAGATACCTGGACAGATTTTGATGGTGCTACTGCATTTGATGTCAATGCAAAACTATTGGTAGCAACAACTGACATTGATCCTGATACTTCAACTTCAGCAACTTATACAATCAATAATGGTTCTGGAGGATCAGGCACTATAATCACCATCACAAAAAATTCACATGGATATTCTGTTGGAGATTTTGTTGTTGTTGAGTTTGCAAACTTAGGATCAGATGTTGATGGCACTTATCAAATAGTTTCAAAAACAGATAATAATTTTACTTTAACTTGTGCTCAATCATTTAGCGTTAGTGGAAGTTGTACATACAGTGCAAACTTTAGTCAATTTAATACATTTGCAAATGGAACATTTATTGCGAGAGGTTTCAAATTTAAATGTGAAATGGATTCAGACGATCCAGCACAAAGTATTGAAATAGATCAGTTAGGATATACAGCAGAACTTGATAGAAGAGTTGAAACTGTAAATACTGCAATAGCCTCTACAACTTCAACTAAATCTGTGACCTTTGCTCAATCCTTTTTTACAGGATCTAGCGGTACAAGTATTGCTGCTGGTTCTGCCTTGCCAACAATAGGAATTACTATAGAAAATATGACTGCTGGAGATGAATTTTTCTTATCAAATATTTCTGGAACTGGTTTTGATATAGATATTAAAAATGGTGGTAGTAATGTAAATAGAAATTTCAAATATACTGCCATTGGATTTGGGCGTGGTAGTTAGGATTGAATTAAGATATACTTAGATAAAAAATTGGATTAGGTAATGGCTACTCACGATTATGTTATAGATAACTCCACGGGAGCTAACGTCAGGGCTGATATTAATAATGTATTACAAGCAATATTAACAAATAATAGTAGTTCTTCCGCACCAAGCACCACAGCAGCTTATATGTGGTGGGCTGATACTACAAACGGTGTTTTAAAAATTAGAAACTCTAGCAATAACGCATGGGTAGAACTTTTACAACTTGATGGTACGCTTACTCTTGAAGATGGTTCTGTTTCTGCTCCAGCACTTGCTTTTAGAGATGATTTAGATACAGGAATATTTAGTAGTGCTCAGAATACTATCAATTTTGCAACTGCTGGTGTTGAAAGAATGGAGCTTGGAACTTCATTAACAGTATTTAATGAAGATGGTGCAGATGTAGATTTTAGAGTTGAGTCAGATACACAGACACACGCAATTTTTCTACAGGCTAGTAATAGTCGAGTCGGAATAAATAAAAGTGTTCCGACAAGTCCTTTACACGTTCATGGTGGCTCAGATAATACAATTTTGCAAATAGAAAGTACCGATGCTGGGGCTTTTATGACAGCGATTGACAACAGTGGTGCTGGAAGTTTTGGACAACAGGGTGCTTCAACTGTTATTACTTGTGACGCAGGGGGTTCAGTTTCTAGTAGCGTAATTGTTTTTCAAATTGATTCTAATACTGAAAGAGCAAGGCTTACAACTACTGATTTTCTTGTAGGTAAAACTGTAACCTCAACAGCGACAACTGGTGTAAGAATAGCAGCACAAGGAAGTATAAGTTGTGCGCAAAGCAGTACTAGCACAAATTTCGGAACTTCTGGCGGTGCAAATGTAGTGTTATGCAATAACAATGCTACAGACAATAACTTTACGTCTATTGGTGGTTATAAATCAGATGGTCTTGTTACTTCTCAAATAAATTTTGTCAATGTAAGTCATTCTAGTCGTCATGGTTCTTTAGCTTTTATGACTCATAACGGATCTAGTTTAGGCCAAAGAATGTTGATTGACCAAGATGGGCAGCTTTTATTAGGTGCTAGTGGGCCAGCTTCAAGAATAAATCCTACAGACTCAGGAGTTCTTCATATAGAAGCCGACCCAGGCAATAACTATGGTTCTTCAAGGATTCAACTTAAAGTTGATAATGCTGAAATTATGAGGATTGTTGCAGGGACAAACCCTTTTGTAGCTATCGGAAGAACAGCACAGCAAGGAAGTGAAGGGTTAACTGTTGATCGAAATGGACAAGATGTTGTTTTCTTTACTCAAAATAGTGCTGGTAATTACAAAACTTTAAGACTTTTAAATAAAAGAGCTACTTCTTCAACAACAGGTCGACAAATTGAATTTTTAGATGAAAGTGGTAATACTAGAGGCAGCATTGAAAACAATACTTCAACAACAACTTATAATACAAGTTCTGATTATCGTTTAAAAGAAAATGAAGTAGAAATATCAGATGGTATTGATAGAATAAAACAACTAAAACCTTATAGATTTAATTGGAAAAACAGACCACATATAACTGTTGATGGATTCTTTGCACATGAGGTAGAAAATATTGTTGAAGATTGTGTTTTAGGTGAAAAAGATAAAATAGTTAATCAAGAAGATATTGATAAAGGAGATTTTCCAGATAATAATATTGGTGATCCTATCTATCAACAAATGGATCATTCAAAACTTGTGCCTCTACTTGTTGCTGCGGTAAAACAACTGATAACAAAAGTTGAAACCCTGGAAGCTGCTTAGTATAATTGGTTAACTTAATTAAATTTTATGGCGACTCCACAAGAACTTTATGACGAAACAAAAACTCGTCTTGATCTAAACATTGCTAAAGCACAAATGCTTGATAGAGAAATACAGGAAAAAATTGCTGAAAAAAATAAACTTATGCAACCAATAATGGAAGACCAGGGAGCATTAAAACAGCTATTAAAACTTAGTGATGTTGTTGAGACAGTAGAATCAAAGTAAAATAAAACTAAACACTTTTTTATTATGGCTGTTACTTGGGATATTGCTGCTTTAGACGCAACAAAAACTGTAGGTTCTTTATCTGATGTTGTTACTGAAGTTCATTGGACAGCTACAGATACAGATGGAGATTATACAGGTTCACTTTATGGCTCTATAAAAATTGCTGATGCTAGTAGCAGTTCTTTTACTGCTTATGCAGATATAACAAAAAATACTGCAATTACTTGGGCGAAAGCAGCTTTAGGATCTGATGAAGTTACAAGAATTGAAACAGATATTGCTGCACAGATAACAGAATCTAAAACTCCTACTGTTAGTTCTGGTTTACCTTGGGAATCTTAAAATTTTACTTTTTCGTGCATCTGTTTAGTCATCATTCCTCCAATTAAGTATAGTGGAGCTAAACCAACAATTAAAAACAATACCATCAAACTTATCGGTGCTAATGCTTTTATAAATGCTTCTTTCCACATAAAAAAAATGTTCCAAAAAATTGCAAATGTTTTGAGTATTATCTCTTTCCTTATGGTAGCTTCTATGAGTGGTGGAGCGTACCTAGGCTATAGATATGTAACATCTGAAAATTTTAAATCTCAAGTTATGAATGAGATTCTTGAGAATGTGCAGGGTGCTATGCCTAAAGTTCTGGATAATGTAATACCCGAAGCAACAGGGCCATCTATACCTTTACCTAAAAAATGAATTGTTACTGGTGTGATGCTGAACTAATACCAGGTGGTGATATAGATATTGATGAGTCTATGGGTAATCTATATCCTGAGTTTTCTGTACGCACAAGTTTAAGTTGCCCCAGGTGTTACTCGGAAGTAGAAGTTTTGAAGAAAAGAGATGCCTACGACTGAAATACCTCGTTTTAAAATAAACGAGATTCAGATACACGAAATACCGATATGGAACTTTAATAATCCAGTATTAAACTACATAAATAAACCTGTTGTAGATATTCCTGGTTGCGTAAGAGTTCATCGAAATAATTTAACCAGCCTTATTGATGACCCTAAAGATGAGTATGGAACTTATACAGAATGTGGCAATTTTAGTATTCCTAGTTTTGAACCTCTGGAGTATAACCCCAACGAATTTAAG